GACCCTCTCAGAAATGCTGTTGAATTGATTTCGGCGACATTTTCTGAACGAATCGTCTTCAGATTGTTAAGCTTGTACCCGCTAGGGTAAGAAGACGCTTCAAGGTAAACGTTTGCCGAGACGAGCGTGTCGTCTCCGTTTACAAGAATTGTGCCTTCTCTCCCTGCCAACGCCCAACGCGCTGCGAGATACGAATGAAGACACAACAAAGGAAAAGAGAGGTAGCTCCCCATCATCTGCCCATGCGATACTTCCCGTTCCTCTCCGCCGCAATCAATAATCGGTCGGAGTGACTGGTGTGCTCGTAAGCGCACCGGCCCTGGAATATTGCGAGACTTTCTAAGCAAAGTCCCCAGTATCGCCTCTGTCACATCTAAGGACAGGTTGTCTGTGGCGCTCACCAGATCTACTGAGGTCTGGCAAGGGTAAACACAGGCAGATGAAATTACCTTCTCCGTCGGTGGTCCGACAAGACGCCATGGAAGCTTCATCAAGACTGATTCGATAGTCTTGTGAAGAGGCGCTAGTATTTCGACACTTTCATCATAGATTACTAGTGGTCTACTCTTCCCAGCGCTCATGACCGCCTTGTACCGGGCTCGAACAGGTTCATCCACAGGAATGGACTTCCCGGTCAAGCACTGCCGACGAAAGATCTCTCCCTTCCCTGCGAAGTGATGATCAGCTCTGCGGCTGTTCATCCTTGCAGATGCATTTGGGCAATGACGCCAGACAAAATCGGCATAATTCCTGTCCCAATTGTAAGGGAAGATCTTAGAGACTTCCTTCCTAACGAAGCGAAGGTAGTCTGAAGGTGAGGAGGGGGGTATGGAGAAAGCGTTCGCCTCCCAAGACGAACGCTCGGAGTTTGCGCAAGAAAGGCAGCCTGGAGGTAGACTGCGCTTAATTGACGAGATGGAATGGGCCAACTCCCATCTCTCGTGCTTACGCAAACGTTGCAAGGTCATGAGTCCATTTTCAGATGGTCTCTGGCGTCGGGGAAACTTGACGCTTGGCCGATCACGGCCTTGCAACAGGAGGAAAGAGAGGAACCTTGATAGATCCGTAGGTCTCAGATCCGGTAACTCAGAGTATGGAATTCCATACCTGATCCGAATAAGTCTGAGACCATTGGATATGGTCTCTCTTGTGTCGATAGCCGTGCGTTTGCACGATCGACACGTTTGAGCCTCTGAACCAGTATTGGGTTTAACAGAGGCAGCGGTGCACTCCTTAATTGGTAGTGTGCCAGACGTCATCAGGGCTAGCTTAGGCGCTCGGAGATGACGGGATCCTTTAACG